GCTGGTTACGTCTGTAACTGTCATAGGACCGTTGATTTCGTAATGACTATCAGTTGGACCGTAACCCCAAAAGTCCCAACTTGAATTTTCTTCGTACTTTTCATCAAGTTCACTATCAGTGATATTCTCTAAATTGTCCCAATCCACAGAACACTGGTCTATACACTCAGCTTCTTCCATTTCATAGTTGTCACTGTTAAAGTAACCTTTTTCACTGTCCGATTTTAATTCATCTTTAAGTTTTACTATGTCTGTACTATCAGGCATTTGGACAATAACATATCCCCATCTGTACATAGTGTCTTCTTCAAATGAAATTGGTGTGAAAACTTGATTTGTTTCGGACTCCATACTTGTGTATTGGTGAAACGTTTTCTTATATGCATTATGTATTTTAAAATACTTCATACTTACTCTTTCATGTTAAAGGTGTTAATGATAGAGGCGGAGAAAGAAAGGTAACTCCGCCTCTAAATTCTAGTTAACTAGATTATGCTGTAGCAGCGTAACCTTGTTTACCAAATAAAGCAGTTTGTCCAGCTGCGATAACAGCTTTTGACGGACTTCCTACTCTGTAAGATACGCCAGCTGATGTTCTATTTTCATAAATCATCATACCTTCGTTTCTTAGTTTACCAACCATTTGTGCTGGTGACCTTAGGTCAAATTTAGCTCTTAGAGTTTTCCAAGTTACTGAATTACCTTTTGTAAGCAAGTTTCTTACCTGCACTGTTTTTGTTGCTTTAGCCATAACATTTTCTCCTTGTGTGTTAGCTTTTAGTTTGTTCATAATATATTGTATCATTATTGATACTCCTTTCAATGAGTTAAGTCTCCACTATTCGACAAGGAAAGCGTACATCTGTAGTCGCCTCGTCTGAATTCTTTATAATTGGTCGTCATCTGGTGTAAAAATATCACCACCCTCTTGGAGGAAATTAAGTTCTTCTTTAATATCCTTCGACAACGCCTGTGTAGATTTTGTGTCTTTTGGTTTATCTAAAAATCTACTGTAATCTATCTTAGCACTCTTATGTGTTCCGTCTTTCGTAGTTTTTAACGTAACCATATTACTGCCTAATAATTGAGCCGGATGTGCCATTTCAAAATCTCTATATAAAAGACCTCTAATACTATCTATTACGATTGCAAGGTCTTTAGTAAAATCATCTTTCTTGGTGCGAACACCTGCGTCAACAAACTTACGTAAAAGGTCAAAAGCAATGTCATCTACTGCATGTTCAACAAACTCATGTGTCTGTTTAGCTTTAATCTTTTGTGACCATTCAATACTTTGCTTTTCAGTTTTGACTTCACGTACTATCTTATTCGTTGGAAAGAATATTAGATTTGAATTGTCACCACTATCACTCACTGATTACTTCTCCTTTGAAATTTACTTTACCCATTTTGCTAAAGTGTTCTACTAGTTGGTTATAACCACCTATCAACTCACCATCAATTTTAATCTGTGGCATTTGCCTCACATTTCTACCAATGTCTTCTAGCATTGCTTCTGGACTTTCAAAGGATTCTAAAGTCTTCTCTGTATATTCTACGTTAAGGTTTTTAAGTAAAGACTTAGCCTTATTACAGTATATACAATTTGACTTAGAATAAACTATTATATCTTTATTGGACATCTTTGTTCTCTGAGTTTTCAATCACTTTCTTAAACGCTTCAGAAGAGGCAGCTTTTATATTGTAACTATCTGTAGCTTCTTCAATCGTGTAATGGAACATTTTATTAAACTCGCCCATTGGTAGTCTTAGACCAATCCATGCTCTATAATAACCATTACTAGTCATTGTAACATCTTGTTCAAAGATTTCATAACCTCTTACTTTAGTATTTTTGATTATATTAACCAAAGTAGATTCTACATCTGATACTACAGTTTTAGTTTGATTCTTACCAAGTTCGGTAATAAATTGTTTTGATTGTTTGTTCATTTCGCCTTTGATAATATCTGCTAACTCAGCTTTTGATATCATCTTAGCTTTCTCTATTGCAAGATTAAGGTCAGGAGAAACAGCAGTTCCGACACCAAAGATACATACTTTGCCATCTGTGTCTGTTTTAATAAGGCCGTTGTCTGCCATAAATGACATATCACACGCCTTCTTCTCATTAAAGTCAGCCATATACCACTTAGGTACAGTAGTCAACCTCTCTTTATCTTCTTTCACTATCTTGTAAGTGTTGGTCGAACATGCTGACATTAAAGCCATCATACTAACAAGACCAATTACTTTCACATTTTTCATCATATATTTTCTTCTTTCTTTTTTTATGCTTTGTTGGTTACATCATACACTAGTTCTTGGATAAAGTCAAGCGTGGATTGGACTATTGCCAAAACCTCTTGTTTATCAACTAAACCAGATTGATAGAGCATAACTAACAAGGCAATTATAATGATATTTTTAATCATTATTGTACCTCCCATTCACCGTTACTGTTAAGACAAACTGTTCCGAATGATTTGAACGCATGTCCTGGTCGTGCATATTTACGACAATATTTTGGTTGTACAGTATCATGGTAATAGAATTGAGCAAACAAGTCCCAATAACCAGGCATTGTTGGATTCTTTCTACCATCAGCACACTCCAAAACTTCTTTCTTAACGATATTATCTCCCTCTTGTTCAATCTTTACCGTTATGAAACAATATTGACCACCAACTTCATGTGGTTCTATAACTGCAATCTTAGGTACAGTAACTTTTTCTGCTTGTGCAATACCCGATAGTAACAATACAGCAAATAAAATTACTGTTAGATACATATACACTCTTAAACTACTTCTAGGGTCTCGCATTTTTTAAACTTTCTATTGATTGGTTAGTATTATATATGGTTTCATCTAAAAAGTCAAGCTTCTCCTGGCTATTTGTAAGAGTTTTTTCTACTTCTAACTCTTCTACTTCTTTCTCTAGTTTTTTTATCTGTTCCATATGTTTACTACTCACTTTCTTTATTATACTGCTTCTCAAATCATCACTAAATGATTCTAAGTGTCTATCTGCCTTATGTTGTCTTGACATTTTAAGGCCTATGTCTAACAGTTCTTGTTCTTTCTTTGTTTCTTCTAAAAAGTCTTTACTCATATCAGTTTTATTAAAATAACTATCTGTAAACCTAACACAACTATTGGAACAATAGTTCTTATCAATTCCATTGTATGGTTGTATTCATCTAGTTTTCTTTCTAGTTTGTTTCTTTTTTTAATTTTTAATCTACTTTCTGGCATTACGGTTTCTCTATCCATTGTCCGTCAGGTAATTGGCAGGCAGTACCAAAGGTCATAGACCTATTGACACCACCAATACCAACCAAGGGCCAAGAATTTGTTATATCTACTGTTGAATTGTAATCTTTACATTTAATAGGACCTTGTGTATAGGTTCTAACTATTTTAATGTTACCACTGTTACCTGTCTTTTGATTAAACCAGTTTGAATATGATTGTCCGTATGTAGGACTTGTGTTTAAGTGGTCTACGAATACTGCGTTATGTACATCTTTATCTGAATTGTATAGTAAATCAGCACCTTTAAAAGCACCTATAACAGCACAAGCACCTATAGCATATGGGTCAGAAACACCTAGAGCAGTACAACCTGCCGTAGCTGATGAGCCACCTGCAAATGCACCAACATGAGACTTATTCATACTTGTACAATTACTTAGTACCGGTAATAATAGTCCTAAGAATACTAAATGTAGGATTCCACTTTTTTTCATTTTTTCCTTTTTGTGTTTGGCAGGCTGTCGTGGTCAATACCAGAATAGTCGCCATAATTATTATTTTTGTTATCTTTCCACTTAACTGTTTTTGGTTCACCATTTTCATCTTTATATAGTTTGTAGGAAACTTTACCATCAAAGTAATATCCTACTATGTTGTATTTACTCTTTGCCATAATCTGATTTGTCTTTTGAAATCACCAAACAATCTGCTTGTATAGTTTCTATTAAATTATCTATTCTAATATCTCTGCTTTCAGACTTAGGTACATTATATTTCAACGTCCTAAGTTCATCTGAAATCTTTTTGATAGAATCTATCTTATTACAAAAATCACTAATCTTGTGTAACATTATACTTTTCTCATTAGTCGTTTACCGTGATTGGTTCTTGTGACGCCATATATTCTGCAAATGTTTTACCAAAACCAATTCTATAGAATGTATCTCTAGGACTAGTAGTTTGGTAAGCAGACAATAATTTGTCAAATTTGATGTCAACAAAGTCATAATACTCTGGATGCTCTTTCTGTAGTTTAGAATGTTCGTCACACCAGATAACTCTGTTTGTGAAGTAATCATTTTCTTTTGCGTCTTGTGTTTTTTCTTTAGATAATGCAATATCTTTATTCTTTACTACTGCAAACTCTTTGTATAAATTGTCTTTGTCATATTTAAATGTCATATAGTCCTTTTGTTAGTGTTTATTCATTAATAGTATCATACTTATTCAGAAAAGGCAAGCCAATAAAAAACGTTGTAATCATTGACTTTCCTTTCATAAATTACTGCATTTTTAGAGGTAAATCTTCAAATAAGTCAGATTGCGAATCATCCTTCTTACTTTCCTCGTCTGCCCATGCCTCAAACTCATCTACTTCTTTCTGAGTTTCATCACGCATGAATTTTAAATCATCAACACCGTCTGCAATTCTACCTGATTCTAATTTATCAATGACGGTTTCTAATTTATCAATTAGTTCTAGTTCTTTATTCATTTAGTTACTTTCCTTAGTTGGTTAAAATTTGCAAATTGCAACTTACCACTCTTAGTCTGGTAATCAATTATACCTTTATAATTCAAGGAAGTATCATACTCTTTTGTATGTACTCCACCAGTTTTCTTTGTACCATCTGGTTTCGTTAAGATTTGAATATTAGTAATGTATCCTTCTGCACTACCTTTACCCCAATCAGTGGCAACTTCTACTTTATCACCTACTTGAATTAACATTTAAAGTCTCCTTAACTTTTTTTGTTTAATTTGTTTGTTTCGTCCTCACTGGACATCAATAGCACAATGTAATGTACTGCTTTCAACAAGTCAGCTCTATTGCGACCTGCTTTCTTACCAAACCTCGCAAGATATTTGATTGCATTGGCTTGACAAAAATCTTTGTCTATACCACAAGACCTTAATAAGTCTTGTACTTGAACACCCTCTTTAACTTGAGCATAGTGTTGACCATAAGTACCTGAAATGTAGGTACCTATTTCTTTTAATATCTTATCTTCATTGTATTTCATCATGTAGTTCTTTCTGTTGAATATATTTTAGTAAAATTAGTTACACTATCAATACGGAAACTACGCCAACCTTTAGCGTCTAAATCCCAGACTTTAACGGCCTCTGTGTTAACTTTACGTGGTGTAACTGTTTCGTTTAACAGTATTGAAGCTGAAATGGATTCACTCACTTGTGGTAACTGGTCTTTTGCTAACGTACAAGTCATGTTACGAATTTCTCCGTTAACTTTGGTAAAAGTGACATCAAAGGTGCCATTCTGCAATTCATTGATATAATCTTGGTATTCCATTTTATTCTCCATAATTTTAACTTTCTATAAACATATTATAACAGACTTATTGTCTTTTGGCAAGCGTTTAAGCATTGACCATTCTTTTAGTTCTAGTGTCTGATAGGTTCATTTCTTCCATTTTCAATATCTTCTTTAAATGGTTCTTACAGAATTGAACAGGTATAATACCTAGTCTACCAATTAGAGTTTCGCCTTTTTTGTGTTTGAATGGTTTAAAACAAACTGAACATTTAGATTTACTCATTTTAAATAAACCTCCATTTCATTATCAAAATCTTCTTGTGTTTTTTTCTTATTTACACCTTTTTTTCTATGATAAGCAGCTAAATGAGATTCGCAAAAAATAGATTTATATTCTTCATTTAAATCATTCTTCTTACCTTTATTTTTACCTAAATTTTCACAATCTGGCACAGTACATTTAGTATTTTTATCTGTATAGTGATATAGTTTATCTATTTGCATTACTCATCAAGCCAATCTGTTGCCGATTCTTCTTTTACTACACTTTCTAATACTTTTTCTATTTGTTCAAAGTAGCACCAGTTAGAGCCAAATGTTATGGCACCAGTATAATTTAGAAGTGTGTCATAAGTTTGAGCATTTAAAGAGTTATCACTCTCAGCAGCTACATCTGTCATTTCAGTAGCGATACCAATATTAGTTATAGTACCCTCTCTACCTTTCTTGTCTTGTATTTTGTCACCTACATTTATTATCATAATATAATCCTTCTGTTAGTTAATTTGTTTCACATGTTCGCTAAAGTCTACGGAATCATAACTGATACCTAAACAATAGTTTATATATTTTGGGTCTCTTTCTTTATCAAGGCCTTCAGCAGATAATAACCAATCAATGGCAGTCTTCTTATCTGAAGCGCCAAGTTTTAGATTGTCTTCTATAGACTTCCAAAACCTATCTAAATTATCTTGTTCCATTTTTTTCTCATTGGCAATTTCTTGGTCAGCCATCATAGACCACCTAACTAATTCACTTTCAAAATACTCATCTGACCACTTACTAGATTCAGACAATACACTTCTAGCATATGACTTCGTAGTAGCAATTGATACTGCTTCATACAAAGTTGTCTCATCAAGGTATCTTTCATACTGCTTGATGTTCGTTACATCCATGTCTGACCAATGTTTGTAATCTTCTACCATCAGACCGATAGACCAAGAAGGATTGTCAATCATATCTTGTTTAGACTTATCGTTAATTACTTTGATATGGTTAACCAAGTCAATCTCGTCTTGTCTCAACTGATTATAGTTATCAATATCTGAAAGTGCTTTTTGTGATAGTGTAGTCATATAGTGTCCTTTGTTAGTGTTACGATAATTCGTTTTCAATAAATTCTTCAACGTTGTATGCGTCTATATCTAATAGTGCAACTGCTTCAACATCTAAGATTTCTTTAATAGCAGTTGATTCTGTAATCAATTGATTTTTAAGATTAACGATAATCTTATCAACCGCTTTTTCTGCTTGGTCCCAATAGTAGTTTTTAGTTAGTGACATAGTGTTTTTCCTTTGTTAGTGTTGTTATTAATAAATCAAGTATACATGTACTATAACATACATTTTTCGCTTTGGCAACTCTTTTTTTAAGTCTTTCTGACAAAACTTTTTGTTTCTTTTTGTTATAATCTCTAATCATTATGTGTCCATTATACAGGTTTCCCCATAGAAAGCAAGCACTAT